GTGATAGTATGCAAGCACACAAAATTTATAAAATGTGAGATCTAGATGTTGTTGCTTTTTATCTCTTGTACCAATCTTTGTTCCTATATCATGTTGCGATCGTAGCCATGTTTACATCAAGATACATGATTCGTGTCCAATTGTTGAAACGTCAGATAGTTGCACCAACTCTTTTTCGAACACCCAAAAATACCCGAAAGGGATTCTAGCAGTAATTGAACTGTTAGTGGCGACGTACTAATTCCTGCCGGAGTTAGACGCACACGAACCATTGAGACTAGGGTTACCCCGTCTGAACAACGGGTTAAGGTTATTTTTCTCAGTGAGGAGCGGCCGAAAGGAGGAGAGTTAACCGCTCGCGGCGACCCCGCACACAACTCCCCGTGGGACTATCATATCCTGGGACACTACGCCACGTGTCTAACTAAAAACCCTAGCTGATCAACTATGGGTTCTACGGCTGCAAACTGTAGTTTCAAACTGATTGCCGTCAATACAAACAAACAACAACAACAAGATTTCGATCTTGTACTTTCTCATCCGCATCCCTGGTGTCGCGATGAATTTGGGGCTACACTCAAGACGTGCCTCGATTGTAACATCACTCAGTGTGAGTGTTGTTTTCATGATTTACCGATCTGTGCTTTCTGTTTTTATAATGTTCCAGGAACTTATATGGGCGATGATCTCGTTGCCCCTCGATCCAGATTTCCTGAACTCTTCAATGAGGCCGATATTTCGAGCCGTCTAGCCAGTTTCGCGAGTTCATTAGAACTCAGTGATGATGGTGTTGGAGATCAATTCACTTCTGATCTTGAGTCGTTTTGTGCCGAACGTGATTCAGTTCAGCTTGAAAATGAAGAACCTGGTGAATTTTCAGACGTTCTTTCCTCGGGCAGTGTTGAGGCCCAAGGTCGTTCTGAATTAGTATTTGAAATGTTCTTTGATGAAGCGATGTGGCGCTGGCGCAATGGTTGGCGAGTTCGTGCTACCAACTGGAGTGATCAAATGATCCGTGCCGGATTTCTCATGCTCGAAGGTATGGGGTATGGTAACGCTGTGTTTGATACTTACAAATTGTATTTTGTTGAGGAAATGCACTCGTGTCTTGTCGAATGCTTAGAGTTAGAATTGGGCATGCGACCGTTCGAGTCTCCTGAGGTTGAGCGTAATTGGCGTGCTCATGATGGTCCTAGCCATCTTGAATTGATGGGCGTCATCCTCAGCAAGACAACGTTCGCTATTTTTCGTCGCTATCGCCGTTTCCGACGTATCAATCCTATACAAGGAGCTTTTACTGTTGAAGGGGACGATTTGCACGCCAATTGCGTTCGATTTCAAGAAACTCGTCGTCATAATTTCCGATTTTCCGACGTCGACGTTTTATATCCTTGGCTGCTTTGCAATGACGGTA